TTCGATAAACGGGTTAGCATCCTTATGAAGTATATATAACTGGTTATTGGTACGAAGTGATTGAAACATATTGGTTTGATTTTAAAGGAGTGTGGCTATTCCCATTTGGGAAACCACCACAAAACTCCATGTTAATTATTACTTGCTCCGTAAAGAAGCGGTCTCTGCTGTAGAAGCCGGCGCCGTTGTCGGTCTGTATCCTCCATTAACAAGATACAATTCATTGGTATACTTGTTGTAGTGAATCTCATAGATACCGGTTCCAGCCAAGTTTGCAACAGTCACAGGCTCATTGTTATAAGCCATTAACGGTCTTGTATCCCCGTTAGTCCCTATCAGTATCGGAAGGGTTGCAGTCGTACCGGCAGGGATCGCCTGACGAAGATTGACATAGAACCCTCCGACATAATCCCTGTTGCGGAACGCATGGTTAGGAAGCTCCAAAGTCACATTCTCAGTACCGACTGTTACAGCCACCGTAGGAAGAGTGTTGTAATTCACTCTGCCAAGGGAGGGAAACGGGAACGGAAATCCTGTAAAAAAGTTAGGCCACATATCTACCTCCTTTCTGTTGATTACCATATTCTATAACTTATTCCTGCGACAACCGCAGGAGAAAAACCATCCTTACCAAATCCATAACCGGCAGTTATCCCCAGTCCCCATCTTTTAGGTTTTATCTTAACCGTGTGATAGATGTCATTCGTTACTGTCAGTGTTTTGGAACAAACATAGATACTATCTAGGTTAGATCTGTAACCACTCACATAAGCGATGTAATCACTATCTCTGTATATCTTCTGCTCAACAGGAAGAATTGTGTCTCCTACATGGATTGTATCACCATCATGCCAACATAGTATTGGGGAAGGAAGATAATATTTTACAGTATCTCTCTTTACAATAATACTTGTGCTGAATACCGTATCTACTCTTGCCTCTATAACTGCTTCGGGGGATGGCTTTACAAACCATCCTAAACCGAAAGCGAGTACAATTATTAATATATAAGGAAGCCATTTCATATTATTGTATTTAAATAAGTACCAATAGCAATGCTATCGCTACTGCAATCCATATATAGATCCTTTGTCTCATAACTTAAATTCTTTACATAAAAAAATGGCAACCCCTAAGAAATGATGGGATTGCCATTGAGAAAGTTCAAGCTCTTGGAAGCGTTGGAACTTATAAGTTTATTGCTAATAATTCTTCACCTAAATCATGCAAAGCGTTTTCCAATTTCAAAGCTTGTTCCGGTCTTGGAGTTCTATTACCAGAAGCATAATGCCATAGCTGTTTTTGATTTATTCCCGTAATTCTCTCCAATCCGGATTTTGTAAAAACATGGGAATAAAAATCCAGAACTGATTTCACATCCATTTTGAATGTTAAAGAGTAATCACCTTCCAATTCTTCCGGAATTTCGCCACCAAATTCCTTGCATTCATCTTTTAGCGCGTCGATAGCACTAATAATGTTTCTTTTAATCTCTTTTACACTTTGTCCTGTCACCACAACACCATCAACGCCTTCTATATAAGCAGAATAGTTATTTTCTGTGCGTTCGATGATTACAGTTAAAGTTTTCATATCTCTTATTTTTTAAGGGTTATTTTATCATTCCCAATCCAATAAAAGGATGCAGGGTTAAATTACCCTGCCCCTTAATGGACGTTCAATAATTCTTCAAGTCCTCATCCGTTATTCCGGCTTGCCGAAATATTGATTTCAATGTTCCGATAGCAAGATCATCATTGGGATTCCCAGGAACGGGGATAGGACGAGCCTCACCCTCTTTTCTATAAATCCAATGGTCCCCTCTTGTCCGAACATGTATCCATCCATTCGCTTCCAAGATAGTCATTACAACTTTTACTTTTAAAACTTTCATTTCTAAAAAAATTAGTTTCACTGAAACAACTATTGTTAGTTGCATGGATTAACGCCACAAAGATAACTATTATTCTACTATTACACAAGTAAAATGATAACTTTTTTTCTACTACAATCCCATCATGTCAAAGAACGCCTTATTGTTTTATGTTATTCCTCAAATTTTATATCATTTATACGGTTCATCCAACCACGTTTGAACTTGTTGTTTGCTGGGCGTTTCCGGCATATATCCTCGATGAAATCAAACCGTGCAATCTTGATCTGGTCAAACAATTCACGGGGATTACGGGAATTTACTGCGGCGAGTGTCTTAGGCCCGACAATGCCATCAGGAATCACACCAACCAAATCCTGCGGTACTTTAATACCATGTACCCCAGAAGCCCATACAAAATCGCATACTATCTCTGCTATACTTTGGCTTCTTATTTCATCCGCATTCCATCTATCCCAATACAACATCTTCAAGATACTTTTCCAATCGTTATATGACAAATCCATCAACCTTCCGGTCGTAGGTTTTGGATAACCTTTTCTACGACAATATTCCTCATAGGTAGCCATTGTCACACCTACCATAGTTTGTCCTCCTAAATCATCGGGATCATCAGCCCATCCTGTTTTTCTTGCTCTTTGAAAAAGAGACTCATTGGTTTCATTGCTTTTCTTACTTATACCAGCTTCCCATTTTATAAGAAATGGTATGAAATGTTCAATATTAGCCATTTTTCTTTTCCTCCTTATCTTTAAATTATAAAATTACTATTATTTTTGTCGCAAAAAATATGGACTTATCAGAACTTATTAGAAGCTATACTCCTGAACAGAAAAATGTGTTCAGTGCTTTTCTCATCCAACTACCATTAATATTTACTATAATGTATTTATACATACCTGCTTTTAAATCCTTAGAGCTTTATTTGCAAGTAATTTTTGCCATATCTGCGTCTACATTATCTATTTATTATTCTTTTTGTTTGTTATGTTTATGCTCCGTTTGTTCCCGATACAGGTTTAATATGGAAATACCTATACTTATTATGCCAACATTGACAGCTGCATTTCTTTTACTGCGTTCGCCAGAAAGCTATTTAAACGGGCATGAATATGTATTAAGAATAGCGCTTAAATGCACGTCATATTTCTATGGATTCATCGGAATTACAGGATTCTTTTACCGAAAATGCGTAGATTATGGCATAAAGTGCAAAAGGCGCAATAAAAATAAAATCAATTAAACTCATTTCTTATCCTCCTTTTTATTTTCGTTGTCAAATAGTATCTGAGCCATGATCTTGGCAATATCATCCTTGTTCTCAATAATCACACTCATTGTCTTCTCTGCCTTGCGCAACTCCGCTTTTTCCCACGATTTTTCGCGTACCGATTTAAACTCACAGAAAATACAGTAACCCGTCCAGATCATAGAAAAAACAGGGAAGGGGATAACAACACAGCATAACAGGTCAATGAAGCACAATTCTATGAACGGGGTGAAATACTTCTTCGCTTTGACGGCTGTTTTCTTATACCCCGTGGATGTTCTTGCCTCCCCCCGTTGCTTGGCTTTCATAACTCCCGTAATAAGGTCCACTAACATCGCCCCCATTGTAGCCGCAATACACAAGGCTATAAGCACAATGTGTATCATCATGTGCTCATTTATAAAATTGTAGATTACATCTCTCATTGAAAGTAAGTTTTATATAATAGATTTTACATAGCTTGTAAATCCATATTTTTTTATTATATGTGACACATCCTCATTTGTAAGATTATAAAACTCACCTTTTATTTTTTTATCTGCAAATTTGAGATGAAGTTCTTTTTCTATGTTTTTATCAAGAACAGCCAATATAGATAGATATGGATTCCCACAAGATAATGTCTGAATACGAACGGATATATCTGAAGAAGAACCTATTTTTACAAGACCTGTATTCTTGTCTTTCATAAGATATGTACTTCTATTTTTACAATTTTTTGGAGGATTACTTAATACTTCTGCCATAGTTTTAAGTATCGCATAATGCAACATCTTACGATCTCCGAATAAATAACTATTTACAACTACAGCTTTGTCAAAATTACCAAGGAGCGCATATTCTATTAATGAATCAGCTAATTCAAGTTGCGTTAATACGCTACCGTCAGCACAAATTATACATTTTGTGTAACAATCTTCATACAACTTTATACAATCTCCTAAATCAGGATACATTGTTTCAATAAAATCCTTTAGGCTATTGGTTAAAACTTGGTCATTCCGACCTTTAAAAACTAAATCTGTCATATTACCTAATTTTATGTTACTTCGAATTACCATCAATTACACGTTTTGGATTACCCGATTTTCAACTAACCTTTGTTTTGTATGACAAAAAAAAGAGCCAGCCACGGAAACTAATCCGCAACAAGCTCTTGGCTTTATACAATATGGATATGTCCTTTCGTCATAAATATAAGTGGCGTGCATCTTCACACGCTCCCCACAAAGATAAATATTGTTTCCCTTATTACAAAAAAAATAACCGGCAATTAACGTCGGTTATCATGATAGTATCTTATAGCCTCATTGACATATAATGATACTGATTGCTCCTTATCCAAGATAGCAGCTACATCCTCCTCTATCGTGACAAATATTTTTCTTACACCTCTAACCTTGGGACGTCTTGGCACACCATTGCTGTCCAATATCCTGTATATTGTCTGCTCAGACCGTACCCCTGTTTCTCTTATTATCTCCTTGATCGCTATCCCGTCCTTATATAAGGACAATACCCTAGACTCTTGATCTAGGGTAATAGATCGTCTTCTTGCCATAATTAATATGTTTTATAACATTAATAATTTGTTGCTCGTTATTTCAAAAAGTTGCACCTTTGCATCGAACATCAACGATGTTAGTCGCACTTCGGTGCGTGGATTGAAACGACATTAAAAATGTCATTGTGGTTTAAACCACATTTTAATATTTAGGGCAGCGAAGAAATTCGTCGCCCTAACTTTTTATTTATAAAATCTCTATTTGGGTATAGTATGCATTCATCTTCCCAAAGAATGATTCTATTTTTGCTCTCTGATAAGAAGACATTTTGTTATAAATGACATTTTTGTCATCTTCTCTTAAGTAGTATTCCTTTTCACCGTCAGTAAGATTGATAACTATATTAATTGCTCTACCACTGTATGAATCTGTAAATTGAATTTTTGTCTTCATAGTCTTACGCCGCTTATCCGTTGCCGCCGGTTCTATTATTACTTGTTGTTTTTAAGGCTACCGGATTAGAACTCAACAAATATCAATGTTTCCATGGAATCTGATTCTTTCACCCACATGTGATTGTTTTCAAAACCATAGTCAAAGAACAGCTTAAAGTAAGGATATTGTACCATTAAAGAGTTCATGCAACCTCTTAATTCATCTTCTGACATGCAAGAAGCTATCTCATTGATTATTTGAACGAAAAGGTGTAAAACTTCTGGTTCACAATTTATCAGTGGATTTTCTACTATCGCTTTCATAATCTTCTATTGTTTTTTAATTATTCATTGTTTTATTATCACAATGCAAATATACTATATTGTGATGTAATAGCAAAACAAATCACAATATATTTTCTTGCATTGTGTAATATTTAACATTTAGATAAAAAAAAGAACAGCCGCCAGCAAAAAGCACAGCAGCCGTTCAATCCACGTCCTACTCTCTATCCCATTCACAATAGCAAAGATATCAATTCTAAAACGAAATACAAAAAGAAAACTATATTAATTAGTTATGGAGAGCCAATTTTGAAACAAAAACCAATCTTCTTAAAAAATTGCCATTAATGCAATATTTTTACTTGCAGGATGAATGAAGAGAATTAATAGAACGGCAAGACTGGCGAGTTTGTATTTTTATTGACAGGAAACGAATGTTATGGATTGGGATCGGAAAAACAAGTATAAAACAGATAGCTCCTATAGATTTCTACTGCCTGAGGTATTTTTCCGGGTATTTTTGAGATTTTATTTGATTTTGTTTTACATTCCTGCGCTTAGAATACTTCTGGTTAGCCCTTGTCAGATCCTTGATGATCGTTTCATCGAACACCTCGGAATATATCTCTGTAGTCTTGACCGATGTATGGCCCAAGAGTTTTTGGACGGTGGTTATCGGAACGCCTTGGTGAACCAAGAGAGTGGCACAAGTGTGTCTGCTGGTATGGTAGGTAAATTTCTTGCCGATATGCGCCATTCTTCCCAATTTCTGCAATGTCCGATTAGTGTCGGAATTGCAGCCTAATGCAGCCAGTTGTTCGATGCTGTCGTACTTCCGCATTATGCCCAGTGCCTTTCCGTTAA